ACAACTACTGGTCGTCTACGGAGTACGACGCCAGTAACAGTTGGAACCAGAACTTCAACAATGGGAACCAGAACAACAACAATAAGGACAATACAAACCGTGTCCGCGCGGTTTGGAGATAGCCAAATTGTTCACGGCTGAAGAAGTTTTCCAAGCCTATTACGACTGTAGGCAGAACAAAAGGAACTCTCAAAGTCAGATTGATTTTGAGATGAACATGGAAAGGAACCTAGTCCGACTAACAAATGAGCTTAATTCAGGTGATTACAGGATAGGGCGCTCGATAGTTTTCGTCATTACATACCCGAAATGTAGGGAAGTCTGGGCGGCACAATTTAGAGACAGGGTGGTTCACCATGTTCTTTACAACAGAATATCTGACTTCTTTCACAGAAGATTTATCAATGACAGTTACGCTTGCATACCCGGTAGAGGAAATCTTTACGGCGCTAGTAGACTAGAAAAGTATATGCTATCTGTCAGTGAGAACTACCAGAAAAAATCATATTTTTTGCAAGCTGACCTAAAGAACTTCTTTGTCACTATTGATAAAAACATTCTTCTCAACATAATTAATCGTTATCCATTGGAAGAAGAGACTTTCGATCTTCTGAGATACATCTTGTTCCATGATGCAACAAGAGACCCGATACTTAACTGCTCAAAAGAAAAGTTTAATTTAGTGCCACATCACAAAAGGCTTGGTGGAACAGGCGATACGGGTCTTCCAATAGGCAACTTGTCAAGTCAGTTCTTTGCTAACATCTATCTTAATGAACTAGATCAGTATGTTAAGAGAGTGCTGGGTGTCAAGGCATACGGAAGATACGTTGATGATCTTTATATGATAAGCCAAGATATGCAGTTTTTAAACGATTGCTTTTATAAAATGCAACACTTTGTCAAAGATCACCTAGCAATTGAGTTTCATCCTAATAAGACCTCCAGAAATACTTTAGACAAAGGCGTCAACTTTTGCGGATATGTAGTAAAGCCTTACAGGAAGTATGTCAGGAGGCGCTCAACAAATGCTATGATAAACGTAGCTCAATCTAAGCAAAAGATTGAAGATTTTGACAAGTGGAAAGAAAGGATTAATAGTTACTTGTCTTTATGCAGACATGCCAGCACTTACAAACTAAGAAAGCAAATTGCTATTTATAGTGGAGCGGCTTTCAACGGCAAACTTGAGTACGTAAAAAGGGCTTAATATGAAATACATTAAAGGACACTACGTCGATAGCAAAACAGGAAAATCTGCTGCTGACTTTCCTATGACTAGCGGCCCGGCGCTTCCTTCTGACAGCATTACCGTGGACGTTGTTGACCGTCGTCCGTCTCCAGCTCTGGTAGTTGGTGTGATGCCTGATGGCGAAGAAGTGCCTAGCAGCTTTGAGGAGATTACTCAGGCTGAACACGCTGAACTCGTTAAGTCATTCAACGATTGGCGAGAACAGTACGCAGCGGATCAGTTAGCGAAGGCTCGTGATCGCGCAAAACTGTCTCGGGCGGAGTTCAAACTTGCACTACTAGAGCGAGGAGAACTTGATGCTGTGAAGGCGGCAATGTCCGACCCTAGTGCCGAACCTCGCGCTGTTATTCTGTGGGAAGATGCCAATGAGTTTCGCCGAACTAACAAGGACTTGCTTGCACTAGCATCAGACTTAGGCTACACCGAGGAGCAACTAGATGACATCTTTGGAATCAACAGTTGAACCCGCTGATTCTCCCTTTGGCTCGGAGGTTTCCTCGCCCTCCGTCGATTCTATCGAATCTCCTTGCATCGACGTGTGTGAGTTAGACAGCGACTTTGTTTGTATCGGGTGTGGCAGGACGATAGACGAAGTGCTGAAGTGGCCTGAATACACAGACAAGCAGAAGAAAGCCGTCTTAGACCGACTCTTTGGAGAGGATTAAATGGAGCCAACGCTAATCATCAACGTCCTGCTCTCCGTTGTCCTTATGGGTATGGGGTGGTGGATGAATACGATCTGGCAAGCGGTCAAGCGTCTCCAATCGGATATGGCGGATATGGAGCGCCACGCTACCGAGACGTATGTTCGTCGTGATGATTACCGGGATGACATGCAGGAAGTCAAGGCGCTGATCCGACAGATTCTTGCTAAACTAGACGATAAGGCAGATAGATAATGAGTAAGTTAAAGACAGACCTGATGCCAGTAGTCCTAGCCTTTCTGTTCACACTCAGCGGGTGTGCAGCGGTAGACTACGCCAAGCAAAACCCAGAGCAGACATCTATGGCCGTCAAGGCAGGCACTCTGGCCTTTATTGAGCAGGTGGAGCCAGTCAGCAGCCGGGTTGATCGCGCCAAGGAAGTGATCGTGGTTGTAGAGATGGTTTTAGACCAGATGGACAGTTCGACCTCAGCTACCGTGTCGAGCTTGTCCAGTGAAGTCCGCTCAGAGATTGACTGGAACAGCATGGATGCCTATGAGCGCCTGCTTCTGGACTCTCTAATTGCCTCTGTAGAGCGTAGACTAGAGGATCGTATCGGCAGCGGTATTCTGGGCGAGGATGAGCGCCTGATTGTAAAATCAGTCTTAGAGTGGGCCAAGGATGCCGCAGATATGTATGCAGAGGGTGAATCGTGATGTTTAAGGGCAATCTACACCTGAAGTACAATCACAAGGACAAGCGGTGGGTAACCACCAAAGAGTTTCAGTACGAAACTGATAGTGGGAGAGTCGTGCGAGTCCCCAAGGGCTACAGCACAGACCTTGACTCTGTTCCTCGCATTCCAATCGCTTACGCTTGGTTAAAGGGACGTGCTACTAAGTCGGCTGTCATCCACGATTGGCTGTATTACAACAAGTATGACCGCAAGGAAGCGGACAAGATTTTCCTAGAGGCTATGAAAGATGAGGGAGTGCCTGCTTGGCGTCGGTGGCCCATCTACTCGGCTGTCCGCGCCTTTGGGTGGCTCGCCTACAAGTAGGCTACGCTGGCTCGCCTACCGATAAACAAAAAGAAAGGGGCCGAAGCCCCTCACACCATTAACCCGTCATCTTGCTACAAACCCTTGTAGCTTGCGGCGGGTTTTCTTTTGTCTAAATATACTCTTTGATTGCTTTGTATGTCTGGTACTGGTTTACCTCTAGCATGGATAGTGCGTTGTCAAAGTTCTGGTTTGTCTCTGCCAAAAGCCTGGCATTCTCAATAGCCCGAGTCTTAGTCTGCCGAGCGTATCGACTGTTTAGAAGCTCATAGGCAGCGATGGTTGGCTCTTCGTTGTCGATGGCCTCTAACATTCCACTAAACGTCATCAGGCCCGCGATACCGATGTTAAAACCTAAATCAATCAGGACAGTCTGCTGATCTTTGCTGCACTGGGGCCACATAGCAAGTGTGGCGTTAAGTTCGTCGGCCACCTTCTCCAAGTCGGCCCTCATCAGACGCTCTGCCCAGTCCTCAGCATCCTTCTTTGACTTCCAGTTGACTCGGTTGAACAGAGCACGAACCTCATTGACTGTCAGTGGATTGTCCTCGATGTTACGCCCATAGCCGATAGTCACCTTGCCAACAGTGTCAAAGTAAGGCTTGTCTCGGAACCCTTCGTGCTTCTTGACACGCTCAATCATCTTATCAGTGATCGTCATCTCTTTGTTGCTCCTGTTTGCTTTCACATTGTCTGTCTCTTCTGATTTTGTGTCTGAGGTGTTGCATGCTTGATATGGTGAAGGGTAATCATTGAGTTCAAGCCGTCGGCAATCTCTGGGCACTGTGTCATAATCATCAAAATTGATTCTTTTGCTTTTGCTCCACATGAATGTGTCTTCTGTGTGCAGATTGGCCATTAATCATACTCCTGTGCTCCCGAAGCCACGCACATTCCTGTGTGTTCTGCCTAGCTCACTGACTACTTGTAGCTGCGGTGCCTCGTGTCGCTGCACGACCAACTGAGCGATCCGCATGCCGATGTCTGCCTCAAAAGCATCAGTGCCGTGGTTTGCTAAAACAACAGCAATACCGCCCCGGTAGTCAGAGTCTACCACACCAGCCAAGACATCAATGCCGTGCTTAACAGACAGACCACTACGAGGCCAGATAAGCCCTACATGGTCAGCGGGTATGGCAACTGCAATTCCTGTCTCCACAGCCAGCCACTTGCCCGGTTGGACAGTGACATTCTCAGCAGAGTACAAGTCCCACCCAGCAGCTCCGGGTGTGGCCTTTGTTGGAACTGTGGCCTCTGGAAGTAACAATTTTACATCTAGCATATTAAGCCTCTGACCCGATGCCTAGTGAGAAAGTTTTAGTGCCTAGAGAAGCACTGATCTCCAGCCCATTGCTCCCTGCCTGTACCAAAACAGTGTAGTGGTTGGGCAGCGATGGCGTGGATGATGCTTCTCCTGCAAACAGAGACCGCCCATTCTTTAGCTCTAGCAGCCTAAAGCCTTTATTCCACAAGAAACTATTTTTGTCTGATACGTCTTTCCAAGTCTGTAACCAGTTCATAATCCCATCAAACCTCTTAGTCCGTGGTTAGCGATGGCGTTGGTTATGATAGCTAGGCAGGTAAGGAAGTGGAGGATGATCCACGCTGTGCGGATCAGAGCCACCACATCTGCCTTGCGGCTATCAGAGTATGCTTTGGTGCCAATCGCCTTACACCAATACTCCCAAGCCTTTTTCATTCTACGTCACTTCACACCCATCTGCGCCACAGGCAATCTCTCCTGTTAAGTCTGTATTATCCTCTGTCTCCTTAACCTGTGTCAAGTCGATCTCGTCAAGCGCAGACTCCATGATCTCGTACTGCTCCTTGGTGATGTCCTCGAAAGGTGCCTGCTTGTAGGTGCCACCCATGTAAGGCAGAACAGAGATACCGTTAAAGTGATTGCGGTTCTTCCACATCCACTCACCAACCTTCTCCCACTCGTCATCCTTAACTGAGACAGTCACAGAGACGTTGTGAGCGTTCTGTCCGTCGCGGTGGCCTGTCCGCACCCACTCAGCGTTAAAACGAGACACACGGCTTAACAAGTCCATTGGGCTTTCGTGCCGAAGGATAGCGCCTTCCGGGGCTGCCTGTGGAATCTCGATTACAGCCTGATCGTTAGGACGGAAATACTCATCCTCAACCAGAGCAGGGTGATTCTCTGCGAGATAAGTGTAGATTGCTTCATCCTTACCAACCCGCATCCGACGAATGTAGAAGTCGTTGTGCCAAGCATGGATGCCTGAGCTAGAGCCTAGCACAAGACTGCTGGTGCCTGAGGGCTTGATCGTCGTGGTACGCGCTGCCTCATTGATGCCTAGCTTCTTAGCAACACGAGCATTCTCGTCTAGCACAGCCTGAGTCGCTTCCTCTAAGTCAAGGTCAAGCACTGCACCTGAGGCAATACCTGTCATGCCCACACCAATCAAAGCATCTTTCTCAGTGGTGTCGCGCCACACATCTCGCAGGTAGTGAAAGTCAGTGTAACCAGCCTGTAGAGTGCCGATAAATGCAGCCGCAGCAGCTCGCTCGTTCAGGTCCTGCTGGTCTTTTACATTGCTAACATTTAGCTCACAAAGGTTGCAGAATTGATAGGGACGTAAACCGATCTCTGCACAGGGGTTCGTGCCCCAGTCCTTGTCGTTGCTGAACAGTACACCCGGTTCACCAGACTCAGACGCTACGATCTTGTCCCATAGATCGTCGAAGTCTCGCCGCTTTACCTTGTGGCGCAGGATAACCGCGCTGTTGTTTGCTCGACCTCGGTGAGGGTTTGTCTCCCACCAAGCCCCGTGTTTGGCAGTCAGCATCTCTTCATCGTCCATGCTAAACAGACTAATCAGAGCAGCACGGCGAATACCACCAGCAAGCACAGCATCAGCGATATAGCACATGATGTCATGCACCTGAATAGGCTGCAACTGTACACCTCGTCCTGACTCCTCTAACGCCAGCTCAAACACTTTCTCAATGTTGTGAAGGCAATCCTTTAACGGCTGTGGGCCGGGAGCCTTTCCGCCTGACGTGACTAACATTGCTCCCTTAGACCGAATGTCAGAGAAGTCGAACGCGGGGATTGGCTTACCGTAGAAATACGCTTCACAAAGAATCTTTACTGCGTCCGCCCATCCCTCGATGCTATCACCGACTAGGAAACGCTTGCGCTTCTTCAGCGGCCCGACAACGGCAGGCAACTCTGAGACGTGGTGGCGCTGTACAGAATAGCCTACGCCCGTTCCGCCTAGAAGTAGGAACATAGCCTCTGCAAATGAATCTGTGTGGTCTACTGGCATGTAAGCGCAGTTGAAGATTCGATTAGGCGCATTCTGGATTGGCTTGCCGCCGAACTGAAGGCTCCTCATAGATGGAAGAACTTTCTTAGGCAGTACAAAGTCCTTGTATACCTGCTGAATCTCTTTTTTCATCCGGGGGTACTTGTTGATATGCATAGCCATGTTTCGCTCAACAAGCTCCTCCCAAGTCTCTCGGCGTCCGATCTCAGGGATGAACTTCGCATACTTCGTAAAAGTTACGATGTCGCTGAGAATCTGTGCCGACTTTGTTGTAATTGCACTTTCCGTCATAGTCTCTCGAATCCTTTGTCTGTTGAAAACCAAATATCTTGTACGTTCGCCTCTTCTAGCGCCAACTTGCAGATCGGGCACGGTCTTGAATTACGAAGTTCTCCACGCTTGTTGATCCTTGCCACCACCACTGTCTCTATGTCTTCTCTGGCTCGAATCAGTGCCGCTATCTCGGCGTGAAGACTGACTTTCTGTTCCTTTCCTGTTCGCTTAGCGTACTCAGCTTGCATCGGGTGAGTCTTGCGAGAGTTGGTAGCGTGACTAACAATCTGTCCTCGCTTGTCCAAACAGATGGCTGCGTGTCTAAACTTTGCCTCGCTGTGCTTAGCGTAGTCGATGACCTTATCAATGTAGTCCTCTCTCAAATCATCCATTGTGTCCCCTACTGTTTGCTGGCGGACAGGTATTCTTCAATCAAGGCACAGATGTTCTCAAACAGCATCTGTGTGTCGCTTAGTTCACCGTTTGGCCCCTCGAAAGGACTGTCAAAGGCGGCTGTGTGATAAGCGGCAAGCCCTGACTCTGGGTGTTCCAGGATGGTCACCTGTCCAACTGGGTTATGCTCCTCTAGGAACTGCCTCACCTCCTCTTGCTCTTCGTCAAACTCTTCACTGAACTCAATCTCAAAATCTTCACTAGACATCGTACATCATCCTCACTAAGTCAATACTGCATGTGCTTCGGCTTAACTCGCCGCAGTTCGGATCAAACACAATACACTTCAAGTCTCTGCCTGACAAGTAACCATGCTCTACAGCGTAGGCATCGTTAGCGCCGCCTGATCGTAACTGCTCTACTGTACATCCGTTGTACTCCACACGGTTGTCGTGGTGATGATGTCCTCGGAAGAAAACACGGTGCTTGGTCTGGCCCCAATCCTCTGGTCGCTCTGTGGCCATGATCCCCGGCAAGTCTCGGTCTTTAGTCTGATGGCCGTGGACTGCTCCAATCAGCACCTTACCGAACTTTATGTACTGTCGGCTGCTAGGGCTTTCAAGAATCTCAACCCTAGGCTCATCCCTGTACAGCATACTAAACGCGGATCGAAGGGCGTGGCCCAGAATCTCATCGTGGTTGCCTGCAACGTTCACAAGCGTAACTGTCTCATGGCGCTCAAGTGCCTTTTCAACACAGTGCCTGAGAGCTCTCATGCCTGAGTCTATCACGCGAGGCATCCGAGTGTCCATGTCCAGCACATTCTTGCTGCGGTTAGTCACGCCTTCAAGGTTGTCAGCGTGGAAAAAGTCTCCTAGTTGGAGAATGACACATCGCTTGCTAGGCGGGGCCATGTCTACCAGATAGTCAATCGACGCTGTAAGGGCGTCAACCGCCTTCTGAGTGTCGTAATCCTCACCCACTTCCTGCCCCCAAGCGTACATGCCAATGTGCATGTCTGTGATAGGGATGACGCTCATGAGGTTGTCTGCAACACCTAAGGATTTCTTAGGAGTTGCTGGCTCAATGTCATTGACGAGAGACTGAATAGCCTCTCGCGCTACGTCTAACTGCCACTGTTTGTCGAGGCTGGTTTTGACCCACTCCAGTTTAGGCTCGCCAGTTGTGGCGTCGTATAGAGTCGAGGTGCCCCTGACAATATGGCCTTCAGGAAGGTCTGTAGTCGCACACGAGAGATTCTCTGCATCATCTGGGCCATTCTCCTTTATAGCGCAAACCCTTCGACTGAGAGAAACTTTGTGCATCCCCAGAACAGCTGCTGCTGCGGCCTGTGAGCCATACTCTTCTATTGCTGAGAGTATCTGATTGTCTGTGTATCTTTTCTTCGCCATGGTCTAATCTACCCATTCGCTAGGAATTTGTTCTCCAACGTGGTACTTGAATCCGTTTCTTTCACACCAGTCTGAGTACCTTGTAGCCTTCTTTTTGGTTAGCCAATTGTCTGATTGAAAAAGCATCCTTATGTCTAGTTGTGGGTTGCATCGACGAACAGCAAGCATCTTAGTTCGCATCTCGCCGGTGAACTTTCCTTTTATCTCAATCACCATACCGTTGTCTAGCACAACGTCTGGAGTGTAGTTCCTTTCTTTAAGCACCACCTTGTGTCCGCAGTTAGCGCAATGCGCTGGCTTCACCTCAGTTGTGTAACTTAGCTGATATGGCTCGTAAGAAAAATCAATGCCTCTGTTTCTTAGATTGTTACAGACTCTTTCCTCGAGACCACTACGATACTTGCTCCTACTCTTCGGTCTTGCCATAGGCCCTATCCCAGTCATAGATGCTCCAAGCGGGGAAAAGCATCGGGTTCTTCTCTAGCTTTCTCTCAAGACCCTGAATGTGCCGCTTCAACCTCAGATTTTCTTCTTGCAGGTGCTCAATCTTCATCTCCATCGTAGTCACTGTCGAGGGAAAAAGCCAGCGAGCTAATGAGTGTCTGACGTTCATAAAGTTCTACCTCAACTATCTCTAACAGGTCATGTAGTGTCTTCGTGTCAATCTCATCATCCTGATCATACTCCATCATGATCTCTTCAATCTGATCCAGAATAGGATTCGGCATCTCTGTTCTCCTTACCTATGAGCAGAAGCTCCAAGTTTTTGTAAAATCTGTTTTTTATGTCTTCCTCTTCCATCTTGCCATCGTAGTGCTTCATGTATGCATCAAGGCAGGAGTCATGATAGTGAATCGAGGTCTGGCATCCGATCAAGTGCTTCTCGGCTTTCTTTGGGCCTACACCGTGCAGTCCGGGGATGTTGTCTGCTGTGTCTCCAGTCAAAACGCTGACCCAGTAGATATGCCGGGCCTGCTCAGGCTCAACCCAGTAAAGACTTCCATCCTTGTTGTGTGTCGGCCAGCGATAGTGCCAACCGGGGATGGTGTCAAGGTCTTTGTCAATCGTGCAGATAACGAAGTCCTCTTCCATCCCCTCAGCGATAAAATCTAACGCAATCTGCCCGATCTCATCGTCCGCCTCAAAGCCAGTCTCTGCGAAGTCAGCGCCTAACTCCTCCACTAGCATGCCCCTGACGTATTCGTACAGCAGAGGCTTGTCTACGGACTTCCTGTGGGCCTTGTACTCTGGGTCGATCTCCTTTCGGAAGTTCTGTTGGCCTGAGAGTATGATGTCGTGCTTTGTCGCTTCAGTCTCTTCAAGAATAGTGAAGACAAAGTTGTTTAGCGTCTCGCTGATCTCATCCATCAAGTCGCTGGTGTACTCAACATAAGCCTCTGTCATATACTCGCCTTTTGCCATGCCGAGGTCTGAGGCATGTTCCTTTGCCTCCCTTATGCTCTCAAAGATGCCAACAACGTGTCCGTTATTCTGAATATCTATAAGAGCGTAGTCTTGCAAGGCAAAAGCGACCGAGTAAACAACCGGGTCGCCATCAATCAAAGCCAGTCTATCGGTAGACATTTTCTAAATCCTCGATGTCCCTCAGGAACTCTTGTTTCTGGCGTTTGCGGGAAGGGCCTTTAGCCGCATCCCGCTTCGCCCACTTATCCTCTTCTCTAAGCCACTCAGGCTGTTTACGCTTAGTCTTACTCATGTTTTCCGCTTGCCTTAGAACGGAATAGCATCGTCAAAGTCAGAATCCTCATCCTCTGACTGCTGCTGTGCTTGCTGGTTCTTGACTTCGTTTTCCTGAGACTTGCGCGTCTCATCTTCAGTCAAGCCATACTTGGCGTAAGGCATCAGGTAGTCATTAGCAAGACGAACAACGTCTGCTGCTGCCTGATCCAAGTCGCTCTTGCTCGTCAAAGTTCCAGCTACAATCTGTGCAGCGTAGCCCATCGCTGACTGACGCATGATGGAGTCTTGACGGTTATCTCCAGAAGCTACTGCTGCATTGCTACCAGCGCCAGCACTGCTCCGAGTACCACCAGAATTACCACTAACACCCCCACTTGATCCGCCTCCTGAGTTCTTGACGGTAACATCTGCCGCCCTGATGTTGTAGTAAGTTCGACCATTGCGCTCTACAGAGTTTACAACCGCTTCAATGAAGTCTCCTTCGGCAAGCTTGTGCCAGTTGTCCCCAATCTTTACATTCGCTGCGGGCTTCTTCTTCTTGCCCATGCTGTACCATGAGCCACCAATGTTGAGATTCACGCCATACTGGTTGCCGTAGCTGTCAACTTCCCCAAAGTCCTTGACGAAAATCTTGTCGATCTTTCCTTCAATAATCTGCTTGCTCATCGCTGTCTCCAATCAGTGAGTCTCTGCCCAGCTATCGCCGGACTGTACTTCGCCCGCAAGAGGGCAGCGGAGGCCAAGGTACTTGGTAGCGGCCTCAAATGCCCAGCGGACAACTTTATTATATCTCATCACATCGTCTTTCTCAACCTCCGCTTGCACTTCGTCGTGGATGTTGCCCACAAAAGTCACATCCAGTCCTTCTTCCTGTACCTTTTTGTCTATAAAACACAAAACGACCTTCATGGCTATACCGCCTCCGCTCTGGAACAAGTAGTTCAGAGCCTTGTGTTTCATGAGTTTGCCTTCAGAGTCGCGGCGCATCCAGACCTTACGTCCATCAAGACCGATCAGGTACCCACGGGCTGCCGCCTTCTCAACCTTGGGCTTGAGTGTGCTGATGCCCGGAAATACCGACTCAACCGCATCTATGATCTTTTTGCCTTTTTCCTCAGATATATTGAATATCGAAGCCACCTTGCGCGGACTAGCACCGTAAACAGTTGAGTACACACATGCCTTGGCTTCATCTCTCGTGTCCACTCCGTAGGGCTTGCAAGCATCCAGTACTCGGGTGTGTGGGTCGGTTCCCTTCGATTTGTCCCCGTTGACAAGTGCATCTGTAAAAGCCTCTGAGTTGATGTAATGCGCTGCAATACGCAACTCCAGACCTTCTGCGTCGAAGCCCACTAACTTGTAGTCATCGCCCCTGTGAGTAAAAAGGCTCCGCATCTCCTCGCCAAAGAACACATCAGGCGATGCTTTAGGCACGTTAGCCACGACCTTGTGAGTCATCCTGCCAGTGTTAGTGCCACAGGGGTTAGCCAGTGCCGGGACTCTTCCATCCTCACGGCAGTTGTCAATCCAGCCCTGTATCTGCTGACGCCTGTGAGTTATCTTCGTGTACCTTGATAGAATTTCACCGATGTCGCTCTGAGGCATCTTGCTAAGGTTCGGGCATGGCTCACCGTCTGGCTTGATCTTAGGAATGCCTGTGCTGCTATACTGCGTCGGCACCCAACCTAGCTGCACTAGACGCTGTGCGACCTTCTGGTGCTGACTTAGCTCTATAGGCTGCCACTCAATGCGAGTAAATGGGCCGCCTACGTCACCGTATTCTTCAGCCATCTTGGTCAGACTGCCATCCTTTTTGAACGGCGCCTTAACCTCTGACTTGCGCTCATAGTAGCAGCCCATGGTTGCTTTAATCTTCTCGTATATCTCAGCAGCCTCAGAGTCTAGCTGCTCAACGTAAGCCTTGGCCTGTTCGATACGGAAAGGCCAGCCAGCAAGCTCCTGACGCGCAATGATTTCCGCGACCTTGTGCTCGATCCTAGCTGGCGTTTTCCAATCGACTTTCACCCCTGCTCTCCTTTAACTGCTTTCAGCAAATCAGCATACACTGGCTTAGGCTTGTACCCGCAACCGTCTGTCTTGAAGTCTGCCAAAGCCACAGGTAAATCTTGCTGTTGTGCTTTGTCAAAGTCAACCCATACTGGGCATGTTGTGTTGGCGCAGATTCCCGCTGATGCACAGAAGGTCTTGTCCTTGTAGCACATCATGTGTCCATCTCCTTAAGAAGAGCCTTGTAAACTTGCTCAGTTACGTTCACGTCCTGAATGCAGTATTCCATCATCTCTTCGTTGTACTCGTCAAACGCCTGTTCCTGCTTACCGTAGTCGCCTTTGTAGATACCGACTCGATAGCCCCAAGCCTGTAGGCTGTGTGGGCCTACCTTCTGCGGCAGCCCTTCTGGACGTTCCCGGTCAGGATTAAGCAGTCGGGATAGTACTAGCGTATCAATAACCATCTCGGGGGTAGGCAACGCTGCCATAATCTCTAAAGACCATATTTCCAAGGCTGGAATGTCAAAGTTGATGATGTTATGCCCGATGACAACCTCACCGTCAATCAACTCCACAAACTTGGCAATCTCTGTCGGCCCAAAGGTATGCACCTCGCCAGTCTTGTAGTCCTTAGCCACTGCACAATGCACTGTTGTCATCTTGTCTAGCAGGTTGTCTGTCTCTATATCGATAACGTACATTTTCTTAGTCATTGTCTTCATGCTCCAGTCCATCTTCAAACTGCCAGATAGTGTAGAGGTTCATCTTTAGTAGATCAAGAATACCAAGCATCTCTGCACGGTTAAACTCGTGCTTGTCAAGAACCTCTACTAGCTCTTCCATAACTTTGTTGGCTTGCTTTGCCCTGATCTGGCCTGTGATGTCTTCAATAGTCATTTGTGCTCCTAGTAATCGTATTCCGGCGGCTGGCAAGTCTCAAGACGGCCAGTGCCCATGTTCATCTTCAGGACATCGGCAGGCCCAGTAAAGCCCCACTCCCTTGACTTCTTCACGTTCAGCCGCATACGCCCCTTTGTTTCATCTTCTGTATGCTCAGGCTCTATAGCAAGGATATTAAAACTAAGTTGCTCGAAGCTACCAGAACCACGAGCCATTGCTGGGTCTATGTACAGCCACTTGGCGTCATTGACCTCATCCTTTACATACACTTTCTGGTCAAATCTCCGAATATGAGCAACCATCAACATGCTTGCACCTGTGGCTGCACAGAAAGCCGCAACATCACTAAGCACGTTGTCGATCAGCTTACGCTCGTTGTCTCGATCATCATGGGAGAAAACTATACTGATATGGTCGAATATGAAACGAGTTACGCCCTTGGCGTGGTAATACCGAAGCATGTGAAGCAGCCTGTCTACATCGACCCTACCTGAAGGGCCAAGGTTCACAAACCATGTTCGACCATTGTTTATCAGGGAATCGTAGCTCTCCTTTATGCTTTGCTTAGGGACAATGCTAGGGTCTAACCTGTACTTTGGCAGTGGCACATTGTTGTCGAGCGCGATTAGTCGCTGGGTCGCTTTCTGTAAGTCCTCCTCAAGAAAAAGCCAAGCAACTTTCTCGTCAGTGTGCTTGATAAGTTCATAGCCTAGCTCTGCTGCAAAGGTTGACTTGCCAACACCCGGAGGTGCCATGACAGTTGTAAGCTCACCGTCCCTGATGCCTCCAATCTTGTTGCTGAACTCAGGGAATCTTTTTAGCTGGTAGCCCTTCTTGATAGGCTCTGAGACCATATCGATAGAGATGTCAGTTCCGGGGATGACCATCTCTGGCTGATATTCTTTGCTCTGGGATATCCTGCGAAGGAGCTCATCCTGTCGCCCTTGCCTTAGAGCATCATTAGCGTCTTTACAGTCTTCAGGATACTCAAGAACCTTCAACTTGACTTCTGTAGCGTAGACACTAGCGAACTTCTCTACTGCTTCTTGACCCGCTTCATCTGAGTCAAAAGCCAGCAAGACACGCTCGAAGCTAGTAACGTAATCCCACACTTCACGTTTGTCCAGCCCTGCTGCACCAGCTCCGTTAGCGAGCGATACCACTGAGTAGTTCTTGCCTTTTTCCGAGAACATCTGCCATATAGAGAGCGCATCTTCTTCGCCCTCGGTGATGATGAGAAATCTACCGCCTCTGGGAAATACTTGCTGACCAAATAGCCCACCATACTCACCTACTACCTCCATATCACGCTTGAGTAGCGCGTTCTTGCGCTTCCAGCCTTGGCCTGTGCCTGACTTGTAAAAGATTGCTTGACGATCAGGCTCTCCTGTGTCCTGTCTAACTGCTTGCCTAACACCATACTTCTCAGCGGCATCGGGCAAGATGCCACGGTAAGTAAGGTCGGCTACAGGAAAGTCCTCAACCTCCGCAACATCCCATTTTTGATACTTCGGTTTGTCCATTTTCTTATCATCTCGACCTTGTAGCTTGTTCTTGGATACGTAACGGCAACCTGAAAAGCAGTAGCCACCTTCGTCAGCGAAAAGACTCATGCTGTCTGAACTTCCGCAAACTGGGCATGGCTGATTGTATGCTATCACCTTACCCATCATCATCTCCGATTGATTCGTCCTCATCTAGGAGGTTTTTATAGATAAAGGGATCGCTGCAAAAGTACTCTATCCCGTCTACGCCCTGTGTGTATCTCTCAGAGTTGTCAGGGTCTCCGGCCACAGTCCTGCATACGTAGCATAGCTCAGGGTCTATCATGAAGTCCATGCTGGTCATAAGCCTGTTACATGCCTTACACCTCATCATGACCCCCGACTTTCATTTTGATATCGGATGATTTGCTTGATTGTCTCCTTAGCTGACAAGAGGTCTTCAACTCCTCTCCAGTTGCAGATCAGGTAGCAACAGTGTGCCTCTGGACGAGACAGACCGTAAGCTTTTGCAAACTCCCACACTTCATACTGCAACTCACCAGACATGGCATCACCCGGAGGAGTCTTCACACCATCTTCACAAAGCGAGATTATCTTGTTCACGTAGTGTAGAGCCTTTTCCAAGTCCTGCACTCCGTTCTTCTTGCGCCAGCGAGAAAGGTAGCGAGTAGCATTGCCTTCATGGTAGGGAATGTTGTTCTTGGCAACGAAGTCCCAATGCTGTAATGCACTCTGATAGTGATCTCCGCCAACCTGAATCTCATTAGGGTTGCTGTCATTCATTTTCATTGCTCCCATCTGTGCTTATTTCGCTTCTAACTCGGTTGTAGAACACTCTGGCAACGCTTGGCATGTCTAGCGTTTCCATATATTTCTCACACTCATGACGGATGCTTTGTCTGCTGTGATGAGAGTCTTCGATTGTCCACAACCAAAGCTCCATTATGTCCACAGTCTTCATCCAAATAATCTCCTGATCATTGAGATGGTAGTCGATCCCCAGACTCTTGTCTATCTTCTTTTCCGCCTCAGCGTAAGCCTGTTTTAGATCAGGATTGTTCCACTTTGCTGTTGCTGGCATGTCACCAAGCCAGAGCTCTGACGTATCGTGCCATAAAACTGTCTTTATCAGGTTACTACTGGCTGAAGGATTCAAAGTAAGCAGTAGGCTCAAAGCGTTGTAGCAGTGATTACCTACGTTGTATCCCTTGTCAGTGTCCTCGCCTAGCGTGTGGCACCTAACAATCTTCCCAGCCTTACGTGCACTGTCTATGAACTTGCTGTCAATCATATACGACACCATCATCCTCTGCACGGGCTAGACGCTTTTCATAAGACACTCGCCGACGCTCAACCCATTCCTGCGCAGCAAAACGCCAGTCACTTGCTTGGCATTTTGTTGCCCACTCGTAGGACTTTTGGTATTTTCTGCGCCCCTTCAGTGACTTGAAAGTGCTGTGTGCCATGTACATAGGATAAGCGACATCATTAAAGAATGGCTCATTGAAACTACTTGCTACAAGGTTTGATCGATCATCCCCACGCATAACAATCTCTATAAACTTCTTTAGCTCATGATCCCAGTGCTGTCCATCAATGCTTATAAGCGGATAAGGCTCTACTAGACCATTTTCGTAATAGCAGCTTGAATAGCCTGAGAAAAGGTCTGATGCCTTTTTAGCCAGAGGCTTGACCTGCTCATATGTGTCAGTGTAAGCGTGTAAGTTGAATGACACCTGATAGTAACGCCCAACCTCCACTCCGATTAGAGTGGCGACATACTCCTGGAGATAGGAGAAGTGCACGCAGTTTGCACCGTAGGCGCCCCAGACAATGTCATTTGATCGGTTAGTAACCATCATGTCAAGACTGCCCTTAGAGTTAATCTGAAAGAGAGCCTGAAGGTTACAAGGCAGATCAAGGCTTTCTAGGCTTAAATCATTGTCTGCGTCCCACATGCTGATGAGTTCTCTGCGGGAGTTAGGGTTTGTCGTCAGGTTAGCAACAACTTCGTTGATCTGGTCAAAACCGAAATGTTGCCTCCAGCGGTATCCATAAGCACCGTTGAATGTCTGACCATCATCCGAGAAGCTCTCCATGCGCTTGACAAACCGCTTAACGAACTCTACGTCGTTTCGGCCTGCAAGCATCCACAGGGACTCCATGAGGTGAAAGAAAGGGTTAGCATCTCGCTCAGGCCAGAAGACCACTCGCTCTTTGGGCTTCTGGTAGACTGTAGTCACAGGAGCGTCGAATACAATCGCCCCTCCATTCCGTGTATCCTGATAGTTTCCTCTAGTGTATAGCTTGCGAACTGCCTCTGGTAAAGCCTGATTGGCGTTTCTGCTGTCAATAGTGATCATCGTGCTGTCTCCGTGTGTTTCCTTAAAACTGAACCTTATTTTTCAGTTCTTCAAGGTTTTCTTCAACGTAGTCCCACATGTCTTGCTCAACAGTACGGCACAGGGCACGTCCAAGCTCGATAAAAGTGTTTTGGCTGCGAATCTCTGGGCCTGTCTGTGTCGCCCTTGCTGCCTTCCAGGCCATTGGCCGTCGTGTGCGGAAGACCCACTCAGTGAACTCCTCCCATCCCTGATCAGTCTCTCCTACGTAAGCCATTAGCTTTTCAAGTAGTTCCTGATGCTGCATCTCTTGCTCAGTCATGATCATCTCCTAGAAGGTTGTCTAGTCCTTTGCTTCTGTAGCCGTCTGACAGATTCTGCCTCAACTTACGAATGTACTCTTCTGCCTCATCATCGAACTTCCGCCAGGCCTCAGAGGCCAGACGCTGGTAGCGGTTCTTTAACTCCTGAAGTGACTTCATGTAAAGCAGATTGTCTGACAGGAGGTCATCTCTAATGCGAGTCTCCT